GGTTTTGTAGACCGCCCGCCCTCACAGGTCTCCGAAGCCGGTAAAGTCGCTGACGACCGTCCTATGAAGGCTCCAGAGGGAACATACGTTATAAATGCGGCTGCCGTCGAGTTCGCGGGAGAGCAAGATATCCGCAAGATGATTATGGATGCCCAAAAGGAAGCGGTTCGCCGGGGTCTGTCCACAGACGACTTCGAACGGCATTCAAACCTTGTAGATATTGCGGTGTCGAGTGGCGAAGTAACCGTAGCCCCACACCTAGTAAAGATTATTGGCGAAGACCGCCTAGAAAAGATTAATAAACGAGGCATTAGAAAAACCGAACAGCGCATAGCAGAGAATGGGCAGCAGCCTGTCCAAGCAGCGCGAGGTGGTTTCCTAGCCTAAAGAATCCGCTGGCTACCCACGAGTTCGTGGCCCCAGCACAACCGGAGCGGCTACCCACAGCCATGTGGCCCCGCTAGTGAGGTAAATAAAATGGCAAAAGCAAGAGGCCACCGTGCCAACAAAGCAAACGACTCGTTTGGAACCGTCAACAACGCTAACTTATATCGCGGAAAATACCGGGATGAAGTCTACAAAGACGAAGAAGACGAGGAGAATGTAGAAGCCCAACAGGAGACTGACCCCGCAGAAGGCCAAGCGGCTACTCAGGACGAAGACAAGGGCAGTAGTTTCGTGGAATCAAAGAAAGAAACCAGTGAGGACCACGACTACAAAAAAAGGTATGACGACTTGAAGCGTCATTATGACGACAAGGTGAACGAGTTCAAAGGCGAAATCGAAACCCTTAGAAAAACAATGACAGACCGTGCAGCAGAAATGCCGCGAGGCGTAACGCCACCACGAACACAAGAAGAGTTGGATGAGTTTAAAGAACGCTATCCAGATGTCTTCGAAGTTGTTCAGACGGTTTCAAGTATGCAGACCGAAACACAGGTTGCAAAACTCCGTGAAGAACTAGGTACAATTAAGGAACGGGAAAAGGAACTAGAGAAACAAAAAGCTTACGAGCAGCTTCTCAATGCCCACCCAGACTTTAATGACATCAAAGCAGACCAACAGTTTCTTACATGGTTAGAAGAGCAGCCAAGCTCTATCGCTGATGGCATCTACAAGAACAGTACGGATGCGAAATGGGCGGCACGGGTCGTAGACCTCTACAAAGCCGACATAGGCTTAACGACTACAAAGAAGAAAACCAAGTCTGCATCTGCTGCAGAAGCCGTAACAAAAACCCCTGCACGGGAAATCAAGGCTGAAACTACAGACGGTAAAAAGATTTGGAAAGCTTCGCAAATCGCCAAGATGAAAGCACACGAGTTCGAAAAGCTGGAAAGTGAATTGGACGCGGCGCGGTCTGAAGGGCGAATCGACTTCAACTCTTAAAATAAACCTCAAAATGGAAGGAAAAGCAAATGGCTTTTAATTCGGCATCAGGTTACAATAACCTGCCTTCCGGTAACTTTACACCGGAAATCTTTAGCCAAAAAGTCCTCAAGTTTTTTCGTCGCGCTTCGGTTGCTGAAGACATCACGAATACTGATTACGCTGGCGAAATTGAGAACTTTGGCGATACAGTACGTATCATTAAAGAACCTACAATCACAGTAAGTGCCTACTCACGTGGCTCTGTGGTTAATCCACAAGACTTGGCTGACGACCAGACAACAATGATTGTCGACCAAGCAAACGCATTTGCGTTCAAAATTGATGACATCGAAGAGCGTCAGTCTCATGTTAACTTTGAGGCACTGGCTACTTCTTCAGGTGCATTTTCTTTGAAGCGCAAGTACGACTTCAATGTTCTACAGTCAATTGCTGACGGTGCTGGCCTTGCCGGTGCTGACGACGCATCACTTGCTGGTGGCCTGTTGAACACAAACACTGCTCTGGGTACTGCTGGTACACCGATTGCAGTTCACACTGCTCCAGACAACGCTGTCAACCTGATGCTAGAAATGGCAAAGGAACTTGACGAGCAGTCTGTTCCAGAAGAGAACCGTTGGTTCGTTGCTTCTCCTGCTTTCTACGCCAAGCTGTTCTCAGCCGGTGCAAAGTTTGCAGAAGTTCAGGTAACTGGCGACGGCACCTCACCACTACGGAACGGTCTTGTAATGCAGGGTCAGATTGCTGGCTTTAACTGCTACAAGTCAACTGCTCTCGTAGCTGGTGGCACAGACGCAGTTAGCATCACTGGTGTTACTGCAGCAGCAGGTGAAGCTGTTGTTTTGGCTGGTCACATGTCAGCCGTTGCAACTGCATCTCACATTGCAAAAACCGAAGTAGTTCGGTCCACTGAAACCTTCTCCGACATCGTTCGTGGTCTTCATGTGTTTGGACGTAAAGTTCTTCGCCCAGAAGCACTCGTTCGCGGTGTTGTAGACACTGTTGCTTAATAGGGAGATTTACGAATGGCTACTTATTCAGTTACAGACAACAGCGTTGCTGTTTCAGCGGGTGCAAAGCCCTACATGCAGGAAGTCGTACTCGACTTCTCAACAACCAATTTAGGTATCAACGAAGACATTGATGCGCTACAAATTCCTGCAAACACACTGGTTCTGTGTGTTGGTATCGAACTTGTGACCGCAAGCTCTAACGCTGGTACAATTGATGTGGGCGACGGTACTGCTGCTGACACATGGGTTACTGACCTAGATGCAGACGGTGCTGTTGGCATTCAGGAAACTGGCTCTGCTGCTAAGTTCTACTTGGCTGCTGATGTCATCGACGTGAAAGCTATCACTGCAATCATGGACGGTAAAGTTCGTGTATTCGCCGTGATGGTGCCAATGAACGCTGCTGGTACAGCGGCTGCATTTGCCTAACTAACTGTCGGGGGGCAGGGCAACTTGCCCCCTTGACACCTATTATAATTTATGTTATAAGCAATAACCTTTGCCGGGGGTAAATATACAATGGCTAGTCCAAAACCTAAAAACAAAGCTTTGTACTCTAAGGTAAAAGCTGAAGCTAAAAAGAAATTTAAGAAGTGGCCTAGTGCTTATGGTAGTGCTTGGTTAGTTAAAACCTACAAAAAGCGGGGCGGAACCTACGCATAGATTGGAGAAGAATAATGGCAACACTTATGGAAAAGCTTGATAACGCTTTAAAAATTAAGAAACCTCTCAGCCCATCTTTAACAGCAGAATACAACTCAATAAGAGGCTCCCTAGTTCCTGCTAAAAGAAAACAGCTAGATGCCCTAATGAATAAGAATGCGAAAGTAGCAGGACCAAAAAGTACAGCCGCTTTAGCAAAAAAAGTTATATCTACAGATAGAGAACTAAAAGCTAGAAAAGGTGGAAACCCGGATATACAAAGAAAGCAAGGGTCTATGAAGGCAGGTGCAAAAGGGTCTTTTCAAAAACTGAAGTACGGCGGCAAAGCTAAGAAGAAGTAATCATGGCTGCTACTGGTTTAAAAAAATGGTTCGGTGAAAACTGGATAGATGTAAAGACCGGAAAGAAATGCGGTCGTTCTGGTTCAGAGAAAAAGAAACGTCCGTACCCAGCCTGTAGACCTGCTAAAGTCGCAAGCCGTATAACCAAAAAAGAAGCGGCTAAGAAGACAGGACCAGCTAGAGTAAAATGGTCTGTTACTGCATCGGGAAAGCGAAGGAAGAAAAGTGCCACCAAGAAAGCCTAGAAAACCTGACAACATGCCAGCCCGTAACAAAAAGAACTTCCGTCCTACGAAGTCTGGGGCGGGGATGACAGCGGCTGGTGTAAAGGCGTATCGTAAAGCAAATCCCGGCAGTAAGCTGAAGACTGCTGTTACGGGGAAAGTTAAACCGGGAAGTGCTGCAGCTAAGCGTCGCAAGTCCTATTGTGCGCGGTCTGCTGGGCAGATGAAGAAGTTTCCTAAAGCAGCAGCAAACCCGAACAGCCGTTTGCGTCAAGCACGAAAGAGATGGAAATGTTAGCAGCCCTAATCGGACCAATCTCAAACTTAGCCGGAACGTGGCTAGAAGGTAAGGTTGAAAAGACCAAAGCCGAAACCGGTGCGAAGGTAGCCAAAGCAAAAGCTGAAGCTGTCATCATGGAAAAGAAAGCTACCGGTGAAATTGATTGGGACTTGAAGATGGCAGATGCTTCTGCATCATCATGGAAAGATGAGTGGTTAACAATTTTGTTTTCGGTTCCATTAATTCTAGCCTTCTGCGGTGAGTGGGGTCGGCAGATTGTTACAGATGGTTTTACAGCTTTAGAAACTATGCCCGAATACTATCGGTATACTCTGGGTGTTATTGTAAGTGCAAGTTTCGGAACACGAGCAGCAACAAAATTCTTTGGTAAAAAATGATTACGGTAGAGCAGTTCCTTGCTTGGAAGATATTGCCTCGTTGCATGATGCTGGCAAGCACTGTTATGTCTTGGCGATGTGCTGAGTGGTTCATGGAGTTAGACACTCCCACCGCTGCCCAGAGTGCCTTCGTCAGTGTAGTGATGGGCGTAATGACAGGTGTATTTGGGATTTGGATGGGCCATGAACACAAAGGCGACAATAAAACTTAAAAGTCCGTGTGTCGGTATATGCACATTAGATTCCGCAGGAAAGTATTGTACTGGCTGTGGTAGAACTATAGAGCAGATAATAAGTCGAGGTAAAACTAGATGAAATACAATACTTCACATTTCTTAGATAAACTCATCGAACACGAAGGTATGGTCCTTACTGTCTATGAAGATAGCTTGGGTATCGAAACTATCGGCATTGGTCGCAACCTCAAAGACAGAGGCATTACCAAAGAAGAACTGGAGTATATGGATATCCCTAGCATGGCGGTTGTTTATGAGCATGGTATTACCGAAGCTGACGCACGGTACCTTGCCCTCAACGATATCCGCATCGTAGAAAACGAACTGTGTCGGGTTCACCCCTGCGTAGAAAACCTAGACTCTGTTCGTCAACTAATCTTAATGGACATGGCATTTAATATGGGTGTCCCTCGCCTATGTAAGTTCGTGAAGATGTGGAATGCTATCCACGAAGAACGGTTTGACATAGCCGGAATGGAAATGATGGATTCAAGATGGGCAAAGCAGGTAAAATCTAGGTCAGTTAAATTATCGGAAGCTATGAGAACAGGGGAATTTTAAATGAGCAAGGGTCGTAAAGCACAAGGCAGTGCAGAAAAACCATCTGTATATAATATCATAAAAGATGATAGCAAGTTTCTTCACACTCCTGCAGGTAGTGCCATCGGAAAAGATATGAAAAAAGATTTGTTTAAGCTTATACACGTCGTAAAGGTAACATGATACTCTTTGTTCTTTACGTATATCTAGGTGCAAATGTTATAGACAACACCCAAAAGTTTGTAGACATGGACAGATGCTTGTACTTCGCAGAAAAGTTATCTCGACAGCAGTCTGTTCCAACAGGAGATGGTAGAAGACTAAATATAACCGCAATTTGCCGACCCCAGCCAAAGTAAGGAACCAACCATGATTGCCGAAACCCTTGCCGGGATTGCTTTGGTAAAACAAAGTGTAGACTTTATCAAGTCCAATATTTCTACCGTACAAGATATCGGACAGATTGCGGGTCAAATTGACGATTTGTTTCGTGGCGAAAAAGAAATACAAAAGCAACGAAGCAAGAAATCAGGCAGCGGTCTAACCGACCAGTTCGGAGTTCAGTCGGTTGCCCAAGAGACAATTGATGCCAAGCTTGCACAAGAAAAGATGCAAGAGGTATCTATGATGATTGACATGCGGTTTGGGCCGGGAACTTGGAAGGGTATCGTTGATGAACGAGCCAGACGAATCCAAGAAGCAAAAGAAGCAGCCCTAAAAGCACGTCGGCAAGCTATACAAGAACATAACGAGTTTATGGAATCAGTTAAGATGTTTCTTGTAGTAGGTGGAGTTATACTGGCTGCAATAGCCTTGTTGGTTGGCGTTATGGTATCAGCAAGCGCATCCTTGATGTAATTACTTGACTTTCTCCTGCTAGTTATCTATAATAGCTTTAGAGGAGAATACATGAGAACTCTTGCTATAGACGCCTTACGGCACAGATACGAGGCACAAAAGAAGAATGCGGAATACACTTTCAAACATTGTACAGACAATCTCGAACGGCTTGATGCTGCTTTGGCAGAATGGGTTGAAGCAGACCAAAAGATTGTTGCACTCAGCGACATCGAAGATGATTACGATTTTACCGTCCAAACAAGGCATGCAAGCTTGTATGGTTAGGTATCTTGCATTGGGTTTGCTAAATACTGGCAAGCCCTTTACCTGCATCGGGAACTGGTTTTGGAAAAAGCACCGCGACGTGTTTAATTGGAATAAAAAGTAATGTCCATCACCTCGTATCCTAATGTGATGACGTTTAGTGGTGGTGTAGGTTCGTTTCCATACTTCCTGCAGGTATCTCGCGGATTAATTGCCGGACACAAACGTGTATTTAAGTTTGGATACAACGGTGAAATTCAAAACATAGAAGAGACTATCTGGGATGTAGGCGGCTTGTATGCTTATCCATCTAGTGCTGTTACCATGACAGCGACCAGTAGTTCGGGTGCCACAGACGAAGATATCGAAGTAACCATTCAAGGTGTGGATGCAAGTTACAATGAGTTATCTGAAACAGTAACTCTAAATGCGTCGGGAACCGCAACGACCACCGGCAGCTTCTTACGTATGTATCGTGCCTTTGTGTCTAGCGACACGGCATCTGCTGGTAACATTACAATTGCCAACGGCGGCACTACCTACTCATATATTTCAGCGGCTGACCAACAAACATTGATGGCCTTGTGGACTGTACCTGCTGGTTACACAGCTTATTTGTTTCAAGTAGATACAACAGCTTTTACAGTTCAAAATAACAAAGTAGCTACAATACGTATGCTTACTCGTGAACTTAACGGTGTATTTCGCACACAAAATAAGTTCGATTTGTTCGAGGGTTCATATCATTTGGATATCACATGCCCACAGCCAATTCCTGAAAAGACAGACATTGAGTTTCGGGCGATAGCAGACAGTTCAAATGCTGACCTACGAGTTGCAGCAAGTTTCGATATCATTTACATAGAGAACTAGAGATGCCAGAACGTAAAAAACGCACCCTTGCTCTGGAACTCACCACAGGCAACCAAGACATTTATACGGTTCCGACACGGTTCACAACCGACATCAACAGCATCTACATCAACAATGCTTCCGGCTCGTCGGTTACGTTTAGCCTAGACTGGTACGAAGCATCAACCACAACATTTCACACTCTTGCTGAAACAGTAGAACTGCCAGCAAATTCGTTACTACAGATTACAGATTACCCCTTGTATTTAATCGGTGGTGACAAACTAAGGGGCCTTGCAAGCGCAAATAGTTCCGTAAATATTTCAATATCCCTTGAGGAGTTTTTCGAAACTTCCTTGTAAACTGCCTATAAGGAGAATACCAAATGGCAATCACAACTGCAATGTGTACCAGCTTTAAGTCCGAGCTTCTAGGTGGTTTACACGATTTAGACACAGACTCACTTAAAATTGCTCTCATCAAAGCGTCCCCATCAGGAACCTATGGTGCGGCAACAACTAACTACTCAGACGTGACAGGAAATTCAGACGAAGCATCAGGTACAGGCTACTCTGCCGGTGGACAAGTCTTAGACGGTGCGTCTATTTCAGTTAGCGGTACTACTGCCATCGTTGACTTTACTGATGAAGTATTTTCAAACGTAACTGTATCAACTGATGGTTGTATTATCTACAATACAGCAAACTCTAACTCTGCAATTGCCGTTATCGACTTTGGTGGGACTGTTTCTGCTACTGCCGGTGACTTAACAATTGAATTTCCTGCTGCTGACGCATCTAATGCTGTAATTCGCATAGCTTAGAAAGTAAACCCCCGTGTCCGTTACCCTAAACCAAGCTAATTATGGTACTGGTGTCTACGGCACTGCACGGTATGGCGAATACTTTGTAACTATAAACACTGGAGTTGGTGCCGCAGGGTCTGTAGGCTCTGTCACAGAAAATGTTAGTGAAGCACTGGCAGGTGTATCCGCTACAGGCACAGTTAACACAGTTAATACAATAGCAGATGCTAACATTACGTTAACAGGTGTTTCTGCTACAGGCACAGTTAACACAGTTAATACAATAGCGGATGCCAGCACTACGCTGACCGGAGTATCTGCTACAGGCACAGTTAACACTGTCAGTACAACAGCGGATACTAGCACCACGTTAACAGGTGTTTCTGCTACAGGCGTAGTTAACACAGTTAATACAACAGCGGATGCCACTACTACTTTAACAGGCGTATCAGCTACAGGCTCTGTCAATACTGTTGGTATAGGTAATAGCACCACACTGACAGGGGTTTCTGCAACTGGTTCGGTCAATACTGTTAACACTACTACAGGTATTAGAGTAACAATAACCGGCGTATCTGCTACGGGTGTTGTTAACACTGTCAGTACAACAGCAGATGGCAGTATTACACTAACAGGGGTGTCTTCTACAGGAACAATTGCTCCAGTAGTAGTTGGTGGATTTGAAGTAGATGTTAGTGAGACTATTGCTTCTGGCGTAGGTGCCACTGGTGTAGTTAATTCTGTACAAGTTAACTTGACGGAAAAGCTTGCAAGTGTATCAGCAACAGGCTCTGTTAACACTGTTACTATAACAGCAGATAGTAGTATTACACTATCAGGAGTATCTGCTACAGGTTCTGTTAACACTGTTGGCGTAACAGCAGATAGTAGTATTACACTATCAGGAGTATCAGCTACTGGTTCCGTAAATACAGTAGTAACAAGACTAGGTGCCACTACGGTATTAACCGGAGTATCAGCTACTGGTTTTGTAAACACGGTTAACGAAAAACCAACTGAAGCATTAGCCAGTGTATCAGCTACAGGTTTAATAGGCTCTGTAGGTATTAGTAATACTGTTACGATAACAGGTGTTGCAGGTACTGGCTCCATAGGTTCTGTGGGTGTTGGCAACAGTGTTACACCAACTGGAGTTGTAGGCACTTTTTCCATAGGAACTGTGACAGTAACCGGAATTGTAACCGTATTTGTTGCTTCAGCATACGATAGAAAACATGTAGTGCATGTTGTTCCAGAAGCTTTGATATTACGTTCCGTAGCCGTAGGAGCAGCGAGTGCGTATAATCGTGACCGGGTAGTAACTGTCCAACCAAAAGAAACAAGTAATCAAAGAAGGGCTGCATAATGTCTCTTAAATGGCAGGATAAAGACCCGGATGACCAGTTAGATTATTCTATAAACTGGGGTCCGGCTTTAGATACAGACACAATCTCTTCGCTTATTTGGAAAATATATGATGAGAATGGTGTGTTACAAACGTGGTCAGATAGCCAGATTGTAAATGGTCTACAGTTAGTTAGCCGCACTAACACGAACACTATAGCTACTATTTATCTGGGAAGCGGTACAGCCTTTACAACCTATAAAATTGTGTGCCGTATGACAGCGAGTGATGCAACTGTTCGCGAACAGGAAGTTCGCATCCGTGTAGTGGAGAAGAACTAATGGCGTATAACTACCTCAGTTTAACCAACGAAGTTTGTCGCCGCCTCAACGAAACGGAACTTACATCTAGCAACTTTGCATCGACAACAGGCTTTTACTCGCAAATTAAAGATGCTGTAAATTCCTCTGTTCGTGATGTGAATCAAAAACATTTTAGTTGGCCTTTTAATCACAATACAGATGATATTATTTTAACCGCAGGTGAACTTCGCTATCCTTTGCCGGATAATGCCAAGTATACAGATTTTGACACGGTTCGTCTTGCTCGCAGCACAGCATTAGGTGTAGGGTCTGCAAGACTCCTAAAGCAAATGAGTTACGATGAGTATATATCACGATATATAGACCAAGAATATGAAACAGACACATCAAAAGGTCAGGCACCTGAATATGTAGTTCGTTCTCAAGATGGTGATATTATTGTTGCTCCTATGCCCGACGCAGCATACACGATTGAGTACGAGTTCTTTATGTTTCCTGCTGATTTAGAAGTTTACGATGATGTGCCAACTATTCCATTTCGGTTTAAGCACGTAATTGTAGATGGTGCAATGTACCACTCCTATATGTTTCGCGACAATTTAGAGTCTGCGTCTATCGCTCTTCGTAAATTTGAAGATGGTATTAAGCAGATGCGAACTCTTCTTGTAAATGAGCATGTATATGCAAGGTCTGTTTAATGCCTGACCGTTGGCAAACACATGCCTTTGAGTTCAAGGGTGGTTTGATTACAAACCTTTCTCCGTTCCAACAAGGTATTCAGGCTCCGGGTTCTGCACGAATCCTTCGTAATTTCGAACCGTCGGTTTTTGGTGGATATCGTCGTATCGAAGGGTTTGAGAAGTTTGATACTAATGCTCTGACTAATGCAGATAATGTTCGCGGCATAACCCGATATGATGATAAAGTGTTTGCAGCTAGAGGGGATGACCTTTTCTTTTCAACAGGTTCCGGTTGGACACAGGTAACGGATAACGCAACCTATAGCAGCGCAGGTGTTAATTTAGGTGGCTCTGGAAAACTTCGATTTCTAAGGTACAACTTAGATGGGACCGATAAATTAATGATTGTGGACGGGACGGGTAAACCGTTTCGCTTTGACGGTACAACCTTCGAACAGCTATCCTCGCTACCTTCGGATACGTCTGGTTCTAGCCATATCGTCAATTTTAAGAACCATGTTTTTCTTGGAAACGACAAAAGTCTCGTTTTTTCTGCACCCTATGAAGATGATGACTTTACAAGTGCAAGCGGCGGTGGTATAATAAACATAGCTGATACGATTACTGGTTTGATTGTATTTCGCGAACAGTTGATTATATTTAGTGAAAACACCATAAATCGCTTAGTTGGTAACAGTATCGCAGATTTTCAACTTCAGCCTGTGTCACGTGACTTGGGCTGTGTAGCAGCAGACACAATACAAGAGATTGGCGGCGATGTTGTTTTCTTAGGTCCCGACGGCCTTCGTTTGTTTTCTGCTACGGACCGCGTAGGCGACTTTAGTTTGGGAGTTATATCGAAACCCATTCAGACTGAAATGATTGATTTAATATCATCTAGTCCGGGAGGATTTAGCAGCACAGTTATTCGGGAAAAGAGTCAGTATCGTTTGTTTGGATACAACTCTGCGTTTAGTAACGAAGCAGCAAAAGGTATAGCAGGCACACAATTGCAGGAAGGCATTTCTTGGAATGACATTCGAGGCATTAACGCCTTCGTGACATTTAGTGAGTACGACGGGTTCGCGGAAAGAATCTATTTTGCTGCATCAGATGGTTACGTATATCAGATGGAGCAGGGCAATAGTTTCGATGGCGTTGACATACCCGCAACTTTTGCAACTCCGTTCGTCCCTTTAAATGACCCGGCTGTTCGCAAAACAATTTATAAAGGCACTACGTATCTAGATGTTAACGGCGATTTTGACTTAGAATACTCTTTAAAGTTTGACTTTGACCAACCAACCAGCCCCCAGCCAGATTCAATCTTGAGTACAAGCGCAGGGGCATCTATTACATACGGTTCAGGTATATTTGGTACATCTCTATTTGGCAGCAAACAAAAAGCTATTTTTGATGTACAGACAGTTGGCTCTGGTTTTACGGTATCAATCCTGTACGAAACAACAGGGCTTAACACAGACGCAGTATTCACCATCGATGCCGCAACCCTAGAATACGGCACATATGGTAGGAGATAAATATGGGTACAGGTTACACCAGAAATGACACATCAAACAATATAGCAGACGGAAACGTAATCAACGCTTCTGACCTCGACGGCGAGTTTGATGCGCTTCAATCTGCATTTGATGCGTCTTCGGGGCATAGTCACGATGGCACAACCGGAGAAGGACCGCAGATTGCTGCAGCAGGTATCGCCAACAACGCGGTTGCTCTAGGTACGAAAACAACCGGCAACTACGTTGCAACCGGAGCGGTAAGCGGTGTGGGTCTGTCTGGTTCAGCAAGTGCTGAAGGCGCAACATTTACAGTTACATCCAATGCCACTAATGCAAACACGGCAAACACTATTGTTTCCCGCGATGCAAGTGGCAATTTTTCTGCCGGAACAATAACGGCTGCACTAACAGGGGATGTGACTGGTAACGCAGATACGGCTACTTCGTTAGAGACTGCAAGAACCATAGGTGGCGTGTCTTTTAATGGTACTGCTAATATCAACCTTCCCGGTGTAAATACTTCAGGCAATCAAGACACTTCAGGTAATGCTGCTACGGCTACTACGGCTACCGCCCTTGCAACAGGCCGTACCATTGGAATGACTGGCGATGTGGTATGGACATCTGCTTCATTTGACGGTTCAGGCAACGTAACAGGCACAGCTACGATTCAGGCTAACTCTGTTGCACTGGGAACCGACACGACTGGAAACTACGTTGGTACTATTACTGGCGGTACTGGTATCGACTCTACCGGGGCTACTTCGGGTGAGGGGATTGCACACACCCTTTCTCTCGACCTAAACGAACTCACCACGTCAACTTCGGATGGTGACGGTGACTTCTTTGCTGTAGTCGATGCAGGCGGTAATCAAAAGAAGCTAACCAAAGGGAATATCAATATTTCCGGCTTCAACAATGATAGTGGGTTTATTACGTCTGGGGACGGAGGTAACGCCGCGACGTTAGACTCACTGGATAGCACACAGTTTCTTCGTTCAGATGCAGCGGATACGAAGACATCCGGTGACTTGACCTTTAGCGATGATGTGCAGGCCGTGTTCGGTGCCGGAAGCGATTTGACAATCAAAAGTGACGGTTCAAACGCTCTTATTCAAGGCTCTGGGACTACTTATATTCGTGGAGGCAGCCTTATCTTTTCTGCGAACGGTGGCAGTGGTGGATTTGAAACTGGTATTAAAGTTCAAGAAGTTAGTTCTGAAACATCAAACGTGGAACTTTACTATGACAATGGTAAAAAACTAGAAACATCTGCTACAGGCATAACAGTAACCGGTACTGTTGCGGCGACAAGCTACACTGGTGATGGTTCAGCCCTGACAGGGATTTCGGCTGGTGCAACAGGCGGTGGCTCTGACCAGATATTCTATGAGAATGGTCAAACAGTAACCACAAATTACACAATTACAAATGGCAAGAACGCAATGTCGGCTGGCCCAATCACAATCAATACTGGTGTGACGGTAACAGTTGGCACTGGCGAAACTTGGACGGTGGTATAATGAGTACATTAAAAGCAGATACAATTGTAGCGAATGATGGCAGTAGTCCGGTTACGCTGACTGGGCAGAGTGCGGCGAAGGCTTGGGTTAATTTTAATGGGACTGGAACTATTGCTGAACGAGATAGTTTTAATGTTTCTAGTTTAACTGATGTTGGAACAGGTGATTACAAAGTAACTTTTTCAAATGCTTTTGCAGATTCAAATTATATTTCTGTACCAGCATCAGGGAGAGATGTAACAACGGACACAGGAAATGTTGTAACAATAAGTTATACAACAACGACTACCGACATCTCTACGTTTCGCTACGGAGCAAACACAAGACAAGACGTTTCTATAGTTGGTCTTGCTAATCACGGAGACTTAGCATGAGTGAGATTATTACAGACAAACTCACTGGCAAGACCACCGCTGGTGACGTTACAGTGACTGATAGTTCTGTTACCTTCAAAATGCAATCTGCGCTGAACAAAATGTGGATTTCGTATGACAGTATAAACAACAGTGTGTTCGACAGTTTTAACATTGGAAGCGTGACAGATGTTGCAACTGGTCAATGCCGCTATAATTTCTCTAATAATTTTAACGCACAGGAAGAATATTCATCAGCGATGAGTGTGGCTTTACAATCATCACCTTCTATGGGTTCTTACACGGTCCTTGATGAACAACTCACCAGCAGTATTGAAATTTTCCCTGCCCGTAATTCTACCGGCACTAATATTGACGTAAATAACACTACTATGAATTGTTGTGGAGACCTTGCATAATGGCTGGAACAATCGCAGCGGATACACTGACCCATTCAACCGCAGGGTCACTCACTACAGACTTCGTTGTTAATGGTAGTGCGAAGCATTGGGCTAATGTAGACCAAGAAGGAACAATGTCTACATTGGATAGTTTCAATCAAAGTTCGATTTCAGATTTAGGCACAGGAAGAACACAGTGCAACATCAATAACAATATGAACAATGACGACTATTGTGTGAACGTGGGCTTTGGTAGAGACCAAACAAATTACTTTGATAGAGTCGCATTAATTTACACACCAAATTCTCAGACAGGCCAATTTGAAATTTGGGCTGGTCATAGTGGTTTTGATTATAATGACCAGTCGGGTGTATTCCCAACCGTTCACGGAGACTTAGCATAATGCAGACACCACAGTTCAAAGGCACACACCTATTTGACAGACTATGCTGGGCGAAAGAAAACCTAGAGGGTGTGCAATCAGACTATCGTGTAGTCTATGAAGACAGTGTAGACGAGTGCGCCAAGATACTTGTGCCAGACCCTAATTGGATGGCGTGTGCATTGCAGGGCGGTATTTTACCACCGGTATGGGTCTACCACGAATTAGCAAAGGACGAAGCACAACCTGACTTCAAGAAGCACACTCGTGGTTACTTGCTGCATCAGACAGAGCCTGTTGAAGCAATGACTGAAGAAGAAGCAATTGAATACTTAATAATGAAGGATTGTCCACAGTCTGTATGGCAGACTTGGAACGAAGGCAACAAACCCAAGTTGGTTATCTGCCGCAAAGAACAGTTACCAAGCACTCGTGAGTGGCGCAACGCTTGGAAAATTACTGAAGAACTAACAGTCACTGATTTAGCAGCCTAAGAGGAGAAACCTAATGGCAGTAACAACATACATCGTAGATAAGGACGGTAATCAGATTGATGCTTCTACAGCAACCGTACCTTCTGACCGTCACTTTCGTGGTGCGTGGTCATTAAGTGGCTCTGTTATTTCAGAGGACATGACAGCAGCCAAAGCAATCTTCAAGGACAAAATCCGTGAGGTTCGCAAACCTTTGCTTGAGGAAAAAGACGTAGAACTGATGAAGGCACTAGAGGCTGGCACCAGCACAACTGCTATTGCAACAGCAAAGGATGCCTTGCGTGATGCACCCGCCGCATCAGCAATCGACAGTGCTTCAGACATTGCTAGCTTAAAGGCAGCTTGGGATACAAGTGTACTTGGCGATAGCCCCTACGCATAACGATGGAAATGCACAGCCTCATAGATACTCTAGTCGGTTTAATCCTTGCGGGTGGTGCTTGGTGGGCTAGCGGCATCAACAAAGAACAGAAGCGCATCGAAATTCTTTTAAATAAGACTCGCGAAGACTACGCTACTCGTGCGGACATGAAAGATGATATGCGTCGTGTTATGGAGGCCCTTCACCGCGTAGAGGATAAGCTAGATAAGGTTTTGAGTAGGGATTAAAATATGGCTATAACAACAGACGAAGAACTACAAACCGAAGTTGGTAAACTGGCTGTGGCAGACCCCACGAACGTCCCAGCGGTTACTGGCATCGTTCCGACTGTTGGAACGGGTGAAGATATTGCTACGACATCAGGGCAGCTAGGAACAGGTCCGACAACCACAACAGCGACGGCGGCAGAGCTAGGCAGCCAGCCCCTCTTTGCTTTTCCGGCGGCAAGTCCGTCAGTTATGCCCCCAAGCGGTTTCTTCCCAGTTGGCGGGACCCCTCGCCCCACTGTTCCAACTGCTCCTGCAGCTAATGTGGGTCAGATTGCTTCTGTAGATGCTGTCACGCCCGATGTAGCAAACTTAGGGGGGGCGCAAGCTGCCCAGCTAACCCCTACACAACCATACGTGGACATGACGGGGGTTCAGGGGACGGTATCTGCGGGTTCGCAGGCCACTGCTGCAACTCAGCAACTCGACCCGCAGGCCACTGTGCAATACCAGCTTGGGCAGCTAATGACGGCAGTTCAGTCAGGTGCGCCACTTCCCCCTTGGGCTTCCCCGGCGGTTCGCAAAGTGTCTGGTGTTATGCAGGCTCGTGGCTTGGGTGCCAGTTCGATGGCAGGGGCTGCAATTACGCAAGCTCTCATGGAATCTGGAGTTCAGATTGCCGCACGAGACGCTGATAAGTACGCTGCAATCCAGTTACAAAACCTGAACAACCAGCAGCAAACTGCTTTGGCTAATGCTGCCACATACGCTGCAATGGACAAGGCAAATTTAAATGCACGTCTGCAAGGTGCGGTTACAGAAGCTCAAGCCCTTCTATCTGTAGACCTAAAAAACCTTGACAATAAACAAAAAAGTGATACACTAACATATAGTAGCTTGGTTCAAGGTTTGTTCAAGGATGCGGCAGAAGAAAATGCCCGCAACCAGTTCAACGCCAAGAACGAGTTGCAGGTTGAAGAGTTCTTTGCCGAACTGGGTTCACAGGTCGAGACAGCGAACGCAAACCGTACAGCGGCTATGCGACAGTTCAATGCCAGTGAGAAGAACGCAATGGAGCAGTTCGACAACCAGATGAAGGACTCCCGCGACAAGTTCAATGCGAACATGCAGTTTGCGGTAGACCAATCCAACGCCGTGTGGAGACGTGAAATCAACACTGCGGGAACAGCCATCCAGAACGAAACAAATCGTATCAACACACAAAACCTATATAACGCAAGTCAGAATGCCCTGAACGGTCTTTGGCAACAGTATCGTGACAACGCCTCTTGGAACTTCCAAAAGGGTGAGAACGCACTAGAACGCGAACACACTACGGCTGTAAACGCAATGGAAATTGCTGCTGCTGAGTCTGCTTACAACAAAGAGCAGAAAGACGCTATGGCATCTCAACTTGGTTCGTGGTTAGCAAGGATTCTTTAGTAATGAGCAACGGATTTGATTTATTCAACAGTGTAGGTAACTATTTAAACATAGCTGCAGATTTTCTTTTTGGAGATGACAAAAGTCCCGGTGGAAAAGATTCTGCAGATAGAGGCGCATTAGGGTTCTTGGCAGATACATTTTTGGACACAAAAGGTGTGGCATCGGAACGCAGGAAAGAAGAAGCCATACGTATGGATGTTCCTAAACTGGGAACAGGAGCTAGAGCTAGAGTTCAAGGGGTTGCTCAAAGTCGTCCCTTTGTAGGTAGCAATAATGCCGCTCTCCAAGCAGCCATACAAAGAGGCTTCTCTGGCGCGGGTCGTAACGCTCAGTACACTAATCTGTGGAAACAATATCAAACCCCGCGAACAGTAGGTTCGGGAAGACGTACTGTAGGATTAGAGTCTCCTAAAGTAACAGGAGCTACCCCTATTAAAGCAGCAAGTGTTCGCGTTATGAAAGATACGGTGTAAGGTAATATGGCAGAACGTAATCCCCTATCAGGAACTGTAGAAAACATCGACCCGTTCGCGGCACCACCGCCGGGACATTCCCTGACACAAGATAATTCCAGATGGGCTTGGGGACAAGCTCCCAAGAATGCTGACCCAGATGTAGCCTTGGATGAGGTTGTTGACCGGTTGAGCAAACCCAAGACTAAGCAGGAAATGATGAAGCTGCTCATGGTCGGTATATCTGTAGAGGTTATCGTAGAGGGCATCATCATACAAGGGTTCCAAGATGGTTCGTTTAGTTTGGACACGGGCCTTCTTATGAAGCCTGCCTTGGGTATCCTGATTGCTGACATGGCAGAAGAAGAGGGTATACCTTACCGACTGTTCGAAAAGGACGACCCAGAATCTCAAGACACTATGGATGATGAAACCTTCCTTCGCATGATGAAGGAAAACAATCCTCAGATGTTCTCCTACATTCAGGAAAGCGTAAACGCTGCTATTCGTGCGGGGTCCACTCCACAAGAACCAGAAGATAGAGGTTTCCTCTCAACTACAGATAGGGAAATAAAATAATGAGTATGTTCGTTGCAGGAATTACAGGGTTTCTTAGAGAGCGAAACATAATGGCTGGTGAAGAAGCTGCTGCACGTGCTAAAACCGCTGAAGCTGAAGCCGAAAGAAAAAAAGACGCTATGAAGCTCGTAGCTACCCTCGTTGCTGATAAGGATTTTATTGAATCGGGCGGTATGAAAACCGATTATTTTCAACAGAACCTCACTGCTGCCGGTTATAAAACAGAAGACTTCACCGGCATTGCAAATAAAATGGCTGATGTAGATGCCAGTTTTAATTTTGGTTCTGTCAAGTTCCAAAAGCCCAGCAAAAAATGGGATGAGGACTTGCGGAGTGATAACGGAGTACGAGCAGGCGGTACATGGCTGGGCTATTTTAACAGCGTCTTTGCAGATGAGCAGAAGAGAAACGAACTTCTGTCAGAGCTTGAGAAAAACCCGTTAGCTAAACAACAGTGGTATGGCGAATTAGAAAAGTATTCTAATTACTATATAGATGGACAAATCCTAGATAAGATGAAGACTCCATCTGGGGACCGTACATATAGAGAACCAGAATCAGTGTTTAACGTGTTGTTCAGTAACCTGCCTTCAAAGCCTGTAGTGGATGTCAACAATAAAGTAAAGATTGCGGCTGCGGAAAATGGGGAAATCAAAGACCCTTCGAACGCCCTTGTGTTTACGTTCACGGCTCCTGATGGCGAACAGAAAAAGGAACCCTTTGATTACACAACAACTCAATTAAACTCTATAACTGCCATGGCGACACAGGCAGGATTCAATGACGTTCAAGAATTTATTGATGAATTTCCTGATACAGTCCGTGCTACGACAGGGCAAGAAGCCTACGACATTTTGCTAACCTCTGCAGATTACCATTCAAAAGGATACCAACAATTGAACCTAACGGGTGGTGGTAGTGAGGCTATGCGAGTTAGTCTGGGCAACGATTTGAAAGAAGATTTCGGCGGAGACCCTTACTTAGAAGCGCAAGCCTTACTTCCCTTGGTTACAATCCGGGAAGATAACAAGAATGCTGCCGCTAAAAGAAAAGGGTATGTAGTTCAACTAGCACCTCCCGAAGACTACTTCGAAAGAAACAAGCTCAATCGAAGCAAGATTATGGACCAATACCAAGCATCTAATACCGCTCTTGCTCAGTTGAGAAAGCTACAGGGTTTTCTTACAGACGACATGACACCTACAGGATTGAAGGCTGCTGTTCAAGATGCAGGATTTGCTATTGCAGGAGATTCAGGCCAGATAGACCAGTTCTTTGGGAACTTGGAAGAAGGTACAACTTCACAAAACCTGATACAAGGGGCGATTGACAAGGGGTTTCTTTCTAAAGATGTGGCGACGAACCTTTCAACTATCGACTCTCTGAAACTATCCTTGGCTGCACAGATGGCTCGTGCCGTAGACCCATCTGGTCGTTTGTCGAACCAAGACTTTGAGATTCAACTACGGCGGTTAGGACAGTCGGGTTTGTTTGTTTCCAAAGTGCAGGCGGGTGCTAGTCTGAATCAAGTTATTGAAGACTTCCAAAGAACCCAGCGTCGTCTCGTACTTTTAAATGAGGTAGCCACGGCTCCTACGTTTGGAATCCGGGAAGCCCGTCTCTTAAAAGCCGACAGAATTGCTCGCGGTGCTTTGAACGCAGCCTACGCTGCGAATAAGCCGCCAAAACCCCTCGCTGGAGAGCAACCCCAGACCAGTCTCACATTAGACCCTTCTGGTTATTACACAGATGGTAAAAATAACTGGTTCAGAGATGAAACAGGTACACAACCGGCAGATATGAATGATGTTTTAAAAGCAATGGGCGCGGGAGAAAAATCCTAATGGCAGAGCCACAAGACGTTTCAAAACCTGTGGAAGAGCGGGACATTGTAGGGTTTGATACATCTGGGGATGCTCCGGCTACGGACACCAGACCCCAGCGTATATCTATTGCTCCCGTAGAAAGAATGGTTGAGTTAAGTGACGCTGCCAAGACAGATGTTGTTTTAGACCCTGTTCTTGGAGTCACAACAAAGTCAACTACCTTGGCCCCTGCTGCAGCGGCAGACATCCAAGCACAGCAAACAGGTTCCTCTTGGGAAGATGTTCTTGCTGGTAAAGTAGAGCAGGTAGGCGACATTAAGATTAATGACCGTGTTTTGGAGTTTGCGAACAGCAATCCGAAGGCTATGCTTGCTTTACGTTCTGCATGGGCAAAGTCATCTCAGCCACAGGTTCCCGGCGAGGACGTTATCATACCGTTCACTCGTGAGGGTGAGGTGGTTGCCTCTACTGTTGTAGAAGACCCCTTGATGGTTCCGGCTGCAGAACGATACGCCCAAGGTCGCTTGGAACTAGACAACCTTGTTTCTCAGTATGTAGAGGACCCAGTGGTTCGGCAAATATTTGTGAACCGGTTTGAAACTGGGGACTTCTATAGCTCCCTAGAGACACGCCTAGCAGAAGCAGGGCAGTTCATCGTTACAGGTATTCCTATGGCTAGTATCATGGGGTACCACGCCTTGGGTGCGTACACTGATTCCCAACAGAAGGGAACTACCTTTTCAGACGAATGGGGTTCGCGGGGTAACGACATAGACAAAGCCTTGGAGTCTACTTATAAAGCTATAGACAGCGTACTTCCGAACCCGACTATGAAGATGGCGTTCAACGATAGTATCCACGATGAGCTACAGACCAAACTAGACAACAACGAGATTACCGAAGAAGAATACAACTCTCGTGCAATGATTGAGTTAGAAGACGGCACGTTACAGAAAAAAGAGTTCATTACGGATGAAGCAGCCGCGAACCTCATTGACCTAGCATTCAACAGACTGCCTAAATCTCAAAAGTTCGGCGTTATGTTTCTTGAGAACGTGATTGGCCTAGCAGGTCCCGGTCAAGTTCGTAGTCTAGGGGCAGTTCGGAAGTTCGAAAAGTTAAAGGATTCGTACAAGGGTACTACGATAGGTGATTTACTAGCTGATGTAGATGACCCGTTCGAGGCTGCTCAGATAATTAACAATGCAGCAGGTCGAACCAAGATAAATATGAAAGCCTTGAGTGTTGGTATCGCTCAACAGAGAGCTACCCAAGCTATGAGCAGACTAGATGATGACCTGCGCGAACTAGACCTAGAAATGGACTCCCTAGTTCGTCAAGGTACTCTCAAAACCAGTTCAGAATACAAAATTCTGGAAGGCCAGCGTCAGAATCTAATTAACCGCAAGATGAACGCCAAGTATACCTTGAAGGCATATCCCTACTTGAAGCAAAATGTAGAAGATGCTTTACTGCTTTCGGCTGCACAACTTGGTGCGCGGGAGTATCTAGCCGAACCTTTTGGGTTAGACCCTATGACATCAGAGGCTCTGGGTCTGCTTACTATGGCAGGCGGAGGAGCTTCTATAACTAGATGGGTAGGCGGCAAGGCTGCTAATTTTGTTAGCGCACCCAAGCTGAGTTTCGGAGACAGCGCACATAGTATCGCAGACATAGTTACCTTTGGAAAGATGAAGGGGTTTCAGCTACAAGACAATACTATAAACGAATACGTAAAGGCAGTACGGCTCGAAACCAACAATCCCAGCTTTGATTTGACATCAGAACAGCGCAAGGCAATCAATTATTCAGTCAGGTTGATTAACAACACCACATCTCCCCAAGCCCGCGAACAGATTTTGCAGGCAATTGATGACTACGTTGAATTACAGGATAGGATTGTGGGACAGTTCCCGGAAGCCGCACAAGCTCAAGCAAGAGAGTTGTTCACCCAATCATTCTCCACTGCCTCTGGACTAGGCCCTATGGCGGCACTGCACTCTTTAGCTGTAAATAAGATTGATGCTAAACAGTTGAAGAAGTTTGACGGAACCTACATGACAGATATCATGGCACAGGCCGACGCACAGGTTCGTGCAACGGAGGCTGCCCTAGATAATTTCCAAGAGTTTATGAGAGGTACTGACGGAATTGCTGACCGGGAATCGCTTCAGGCAATGCTTGACAGTACGCGAAAGGCAACAAACAAATTTAAAGATGACTTGAATAGGCGAGCAGAAACAACCTTAGAGGTTATGACAGACATTCGCAAACAGGTTCTTGCAGACCCTACCATTGACGTACCCGAAGGATTTCTTGAGAATCTAGTAGAAGTCGATGTTGCTTTGAAAAAGAGATTGGGCAAGCTGGTTGACGAACGTACCTCAATAGGCGAAACCGTTACTGACATCTATGAAGGTATCACAAAGCGAGTGACAGCCCTGAAGGGTCGTCGGGGAAAAGGCAAGGGATACATGGCAGCATTGTCTCGCGCTATGGAAGATACCCTAGATGCTCATTTAGAAAGCATGTACGCAAAGGGCAAGGCAGCTTACAACGGGGTTCGCGAAGCCGCTAAAACATCTGAGCCTATCGACATGCACGATGCTGTCGTTGACCTGATGAATAAAGCAGGTGACACGGATATGGCTACATTCTTCAGCCCCGATGGTCAGTTCTTTGCAGGTCGTATGGGTCGCATGGCTTACAAAACATTTGATGACATGGTAAAACGAACCATACCTGAAGACGCTATGGCTGAAATCCGAACTGTTCTAATTAGCAATGGGAGCAGTGAAGAACTCGTGAATGGCATGACAAATCTCGAAATAGCCCTTGAAATGCAGCGAATCTCGCCCACCTTCCGTCCCTTTGCCAAGGCAAACGCCTACGAGGTCGACGAGATGCGACGTTCTTTTAGGGATTATGCCTATGGTGTTAGCAAAACCAAGCCTGAATTAGCTCGTGAGGCTAAGATGTTTGGGCAGACTATGGATAGAGCTATTCGAAATCAAGACGAAGATATGTTCACTTTGCTGTCAAAAGCTCGTATAACATATAGAGATGAGATAGGCGATAGACTCCGCAGGGGAAGTACGGTTCGCAAACTGGATGATTCTAGACAGGGTGGAGAAAGGGTGTCCGTAGAGGCATCTGATATGACACGCTATCGCTACGCAAATGAGACTCCCCTCAGTTATGCCCGACCAATATCTGCTAAACTAACAGGAGCATTGCAAGGAAAGCCCGCAGACCAAGAAGCTCTTCGAACCATGATTGAAAACCTTGCAACCGACTGGGGCGATAGAGTCAACGGACAGGTAGTATTCAATCTAGATACTCCCGAAGGCAATGCCAAGTTCAAGGCCATCCAGAATATACTTCACGAACAGGTTTATGCCGACTGGACAGAGCGAGCCATAGCCGTGTTTGAAAAGACAGAAGGACCTTCTAGTGTACTGAATGGTGGCTACAACTTTAAGAACCTTGCAGACCAAGATGTTCTAGAAGACTTGACTACTATTAGAGTTATCCAAGGCGGCGGTCCCCCAAAAGAAGTACCCTTAATAAACTTAGGGGATATGTA